CTAGACAATAAACTTATAAAAGCATTGGTACTCTCAGATCCTTGAGCAAGGTAAAACTTGTAGCCGTCCTTGGTTAATATTTTCCAATGCAATTTACCATTTATCCAAACCTTGGCTCTAGTTCGTTCAGTAGCTTGTGGTACATAGGACATTGTATCAGGATCATACTCATGAGCTTTTCCATCCACTATAACAACACCCTCATCTTCATCATCAACTTTTGCCTTCTTGATAACTTTATGGGCCACGGCAGCTCCCGCCAAACACAATATAGCGGGCACAGTGAGATAACGCACAACCCTCTTGGCATGCATGAGGCGCAATTCCATCTGAGACTTGTGAGGATATTTGCGGGTGCATCTCGCATATTGCAAACAATAATATGAATTGTTGCGCATCCCGGACATCAAATTTTCAGAATTACCCGTATAAATCTTGAAAGGTCCTTTTATCTTAAGCAAATCACCATACTCAATTTGAGTATAAACATAAACCGGATAATCACCACTATCTATCTCAATCAAGGCATCAAAAGAATCAGCATGGCCAACACCATCGATATAAACATCAGTTATAGTATCAAGAGCGGAACCAGCTTCATCCCAACCCCTACAAATAGTTTTAACAGGCTCATCACAACCAAAATTAGCACGTTGAATAGTCTCTTCTCCCTGACAACCACCTTTAACACAATCACAGGGTGTATAACTCGGAAAGAAATCCCAAGGGCATTTCTTCTTGCTCAAAATGCCACTAGTCCCAACAAATGCTGCAGTTCCAACGGCGGCTGCCCCAATAAACGGCCACCAATCACCAAAGCCCTCGGCATCGCCAAATTCAGTTTCAATATCATCATCAGCACAAGTATCATCGCAATCGAGTCCGCCCAACAATTCTTTACCTGGAATATACTTAGAACATATGTCTAAATCCCTTTTCATCAAAACTAGCAATTGATTCCAAGTCCAAATTTCCTTGCCAGTGGGAGATCTAAGTACCATGTCTGCAACATCATAAATTCGAAATCTATAAAGATCTTGAGTCTTTATTCCCATGCTAGGAACAATTGGCGTGCCATTGAGAGTAACCGCCTTCAATCTTTCATTGTAAACATAGGGTTCCTGAACAATGGGAAGAATGACATAGCTCAATCTCCTACGAATAGCCTCAGCAGACTTTATGCTTTTAACATGGGGTCTCAAACGAACAAGACTATCAACATTTTCACCAACAAGATCCAAATTACTAGCGGCCAGCGTAATATAACATCTCGCCAACTTTCCTTTGCTCTCAACATCAGCCATGTTGAGGTGAAATGGAGTATTAGAACACATGTCCAACAAAATTGCCATATCGGGAGCCTGGTCATTTGGACTATCAACCTTTTGGAAAAGTTCATCAAACCTCCAGATACACTGATTAGTATATCCGGATTGATAAGCATCATTGGTTGCAAACGTATAAACCACGTCCGCAAGATGCTTAACATCAGGATCATAATGCGAAGCCAACCTGCAAGCAGCAGTCTCACAAATAACCGATTTCCCAATACCAGGAGGTCCACAAAAAACAAAGACCTTAGGTTGGACTCGATATTCAAAATTCCCTACACTACCGAGATTGGAGGCATCCCTAACAGCCTGCGCAACCAAGCTCTGAAGCCTAGGACAATCCTTATTGTCCCACTTTCTCCTCTCTTTAAGGTATTCGGTATAAATATACATAAAATCATGCTTGTTACTATGAGTAGGATTTTCATTAGACACATACTCAACATGAGCATCATAAAACCTCCAAGTGGCGGGATACTTGGCTTGCAATCGCATTCTTTCCTCCTCTCCAACAGCAACTCCTGAAAGATAGGCTTTAAACTTATCAATGGCATCAGACAAACCAACTTTCTCCGTAGTGCATACGGCGGTATAAATGTTGCGAAGCAAATCTGAACAATGGCGAGGGTCTACCTTGAAGACCTGCTTACCAAAAGTGGAAAAAGACGCCAACAACAGACTGATAACAAGTGAAGCAGACTGAGCAGCTCCACTCTCAGCGGTATAAACGGCATCATCATCAGAAAATGTATCAGTAGCTACCCCAATCCCGTCAGACAAAGGTGCGATCTTCTTCCCTTGCATAGCAGAAAAGATATCAGAAATATTATGAATTATCAATTCAAGTATCTTCCCTAGAGACCTATCCCAAAGTATCTCAACTGTCATTGACAGAATGCTATACCCAATCCACCAACGAACCATAGTTTTAAAACAAAGAATGACCAACGGTGAAGTCAAAAACTCTTTCAAGAGTTCGTAGGCGGCCCCACACCCCTTCTTGGCGTGGTCAAGTAAACCGTCAGTCAACCAGCTAGAGAAATGAGAAAACCCCATAAGGGGCTTCTTAATACAACGAGCAACAATGTCCCGAAGAACATCAATGACTATTGTTCCAGTGCTAGAGGCAAGACCACTGAACAATTCAAAAACACTTCTAACTGTATCGACAAACCAAGTAAATGCATCACTGACAGCACTCTCAGGTCTAACAAGCGTGGGGTATATTTCAACACAAATAGCCTGCAAAACATCAACCCTATCATGTAAATAATCATAAGAACTTGAAGACGGCCCCAACATTATAGTAAAGGCTCTCAATGCAGCCCAGCGCCAAGACAATGGAATCTCAGAATTCCAGGAACATAACGAAAGATAAAGGGACTCAGCG